AAACATCGAAAACATTTTCAACCCTTCATGAAATAACTTGATATCCCCCAGAATCTTTCGAGCCAATGCCTTCGTGTTTTTGTTCCGATACGAGGAAAACATCCAAATATTCGAATTGTATTTCTTCCAGTTCTGGTACTGCTTAAAATCAGAAACGATCGTCACATAAATGCTATACAGTTCTTTCTTGTACGCTTTATGAGTATCTTCATTTTCTAGAGGAGTTGTATCGTCTACTGGATGAAACTTTTCCTCAAAAATAAGATTCATCCATTTTAACATTCGATCCATCTGAAGCAAATCCAGTTCACGCTCATCGTCGATATCCGACCGAACCAGCGTCGGGGTAGGGGCGTTCCTTCCTGAAAAATATCCCGTGTAGATTCCCGTTACACTGGATGCCATAATGGGTGCAATATTATTGACCACGAGATGGTACATAAACTCGGCACCAATACTCGCCATCTTTGTATGGACTGCTTATTTTATTTTGGATCTTCGACGCTCTTGGGTTGTTCCCCTATTTTTGCAGTGAGATACGCCTGATGCAATTTATTATTATCATGCCGACTCTTGCGATAGAGCTGATAGGTTCCACCGCACTCACATAGGTGTATTTCTTGATCCTTTTTGATACGCTCTTCCGTTTGTTCCTTGCGACGATTTCGTTTTTCTTCTCTTTCTTTCATGATCTGTTCTGCATTTTCTTCTTTCTTTTTTTGGTTCCATTCACGCTGTTTTGCTTGAATTTTTTCTTGATTTAATTTACGATACTGGCCCGCGTATTCTGCATATTTTTCTTTATTTGCTTCATATGTTTTTTTTCGTGTCTCTTTGACTTTATCCTGATTTCGTTTTGCATAATCTTTCTGTTTTTCACAAAGAAGTTGACGATGGGCCTCACGATATTCTGATTCTTTTCTTAATACATCCTCTTTGTGCTTCATGCGATATTCTTTTGTTCGCTGTGTTGCCTCTTCACGATGGGATTCATTGTATTCTTTTTTATCATCTAATGTATTATGTGCTCTCAATGTATTAAGACATAACGGATCATTTAATGATTTTTTAATATATACATCTTCTAGTTTGTGTAATTCTGTTCTTGATTTACATGAATATTGTTTAATTAATTTCATATGGAATGTATCCCAACCAACCGCTTCTACGTGGATATACAATTTAGACGTTTTCACGTTTGATGAATGTATATGACGATTTAATCTATGTTTTAATGTATTAATTGTAGATCCATAATAATAATGCCCATCTGTACATATTAATTTATATATTTTTGAATCTATATATCGTTCATCATTTTCATCTTTTACATTTTCTACATCTTCTTCGCTTTCTACCTCTGTTTCTACTTCTTTTTCTACCTCTTCATTATCTTTTGCATCATTTTCTTTTATATCAATATGATTCAAACGTAAATGATCATTCAACGAAGTAGCGATGATCTTTTCTTTTTGTTTATCTAATTCCTCTTTGGAATAGCATGAATAATGCTCTATCAATTCAATATGAACATTAACCCATCCAATCTTTACAAAATGATCGTATGGAGATTCAGTAGGATGACTAAGCGATCGTTGTTTATGATTAGCAAAACAATTTGATAAATTCGAAACCGTTGAACCAATATAATATGTACCGTCATTGCATACAAGTCTGTATATTTTACCAGTTCTGTAAATTGTATCATTTGTTGGATCGATAGCAATAATATCAGAAGAATCATTTAAACATAATGGGTCAGACTTTGCACGGGAACGATATTCCTTTTCTTTTTCATTTAATTCCCCCTTAGAGGTGCATGGATATTCCTCCAGAAGTTCAATCTTAATCTTATCCCATCCAATTTGATTACTATGTTTATAGATCGGGTCATTTTTACTTTTTGAAAGAGTTTTATGTGTATTCAGTCGAACATTTAGGGCTTGTGTTGTGGATCCTATGTAATAATGTCCATCCTTACATAATAAGCGATAGATCTTGCTTGTTTGATAGCGGGTTGTCATCATCCTAGTCTACTATGTACCGGAATCTTTAAACTGATATTTTCTATAAATTTATTGGATTCAAATTTATAGAAAATTCAAACAATTTCACCCATTTACACGGTACGTACATATTGCCAACTCATATCCTGACAGATGAGCTGCCACGTCTTATCCTGCAAATACAACTTATCGCGATTCTTCAACAGCGGAAAGCACGCCAAGTACTCATCCATCTCTAACAGTTCGCAGAATTTGTAGAGAACATACCCATAAGACAAGAAGTTGCGACGACCCTTTGGACAGTGCTTTTTGAAAGATGGCTGGATCTCACGAAACATATGACGCAATTTCTCTTCGTCTTCTCGGGACATGAAGGGAGCATTTTGTCCATTCAAACGATTGATGATATGCGGAATATGCTCATAATACTTGGAACATTTCATCTTTCGAAGAATCTCACGCAGCTTAGTCGGTTTTAATGATCCCATATTGGTGATACGCTCTTTCTTGAGCTGAACAAGAATCTCATCGTACACTTCGGATGGAATCTCCGTGCTTTCTTTTGCCTGGAACTGTGCCAACCATTCATTGAAATGATTGATCTTCTTGTAGGCATAATAACATACTTCACGAGGCGGATCCTTGTAGGATGGCTTATCGCTATCGATCAAAATGAATTCCTGGTGTCCGCACTTGGGGCACGTGAGATTCGCCTCATTCAAACACATGTTCATTTCACTACTGCACCGTTCACAGATCGTCCACGGATCATCATACTCTTCTATGCTATTACGCCCCATCGCAGGATCCTCCATTTGTAAATAATCATTCAACAGCTGATTTCTCTGAAAACTCTTCTTTTCGGATCCGACCGTTGATGGATCGATTACCGCATTTCCAGATTCGTTTCCTTCCTCCTGGGCAACCTCTTCGAGAATCGCCAAAATGGATCCAGGTTTCGCCTTGTTATTGGCAAATGTCGCGGTTCCTCTCTGAATCTGCTCTTGGATATCATAATAATGATATAAGATATCACCGGTTCGAAGGTAATAATCCATGAGTTCGGACCCGTCTTCAATCGATTTGATCTTCTTTTTCAGACCATCGATTTCTCGTTCCCATCGCCATGATTCCATGTCCGAGGTGGTTGCACTGATTTTTGTTTGGAACGCCTCAATTTCTTCCTTGTATTTCTGAACTTGCTGTTTCTCTTCCATCATGGTTTGAATCTTTTTATTGTGAATCGCATCGAGTGTAGTACGGGCTTCGGGATTAGAACGCTTTGTACTTTTTACTTTAAAAAATGCACTTTCACTCATCTACCTCCCACGTACTTATACGGTATGAGAGGTGTGGTTTTAAACCCTCCTTTGATTCATATGCGTTTAAAACCCATGAAAAAAGCGTACGGAAGGGGTCCTACGATCCATAAAACAGATATTCCACGGTGATTTGCTCAGCGGGCTCGGAACGATGTACATGAATACGTTCGACTACATGATCCATTCGTCTACGGAATTCTGTTTCTTCTAAATGAAGGATCCCTGCACGAGTATATCGAAACGGCGACGGATACACCGTTTTACCATCTTTGTATCGATCTGGATTAAACCGAAGAAAGACGATCTTTCTAAATCCGACATCCTCATACAAGTCCACCATTCGTTTCTCTTCACATGAATACGATGCATGTTGATGTTCATCCACTTCGATAATCAGACAATGAGACCCAAAATCAATAAAGACATCGGGTCTCTTTCTTGAACACCCCCCTTCCACAATTTTATCAAATCGCATGGTCAACGTATCTTGAAATTGAGATTTGAGAAAATCAACGACATGATGCTCTTTTAGCTTATACTTTCTAGGAATAACGGCATCTGGATTCAAAACACAGTAGCATCGAAAACAATAAGGATTCCATTGAGATCCAACCACGGAAATCATATGACAATGCTGACATCCACTGGATGGAGTGCAGATGATACATTGATTCTTCTGTTTTTCATGAATACATACATAACTTCCATCACAATCTGGGCAGACTGATTTTCTTTTTCCATGTTCGCATACAAGGCGTCCTTTGCATTCTGTACACTGAATTCTAATCCTATCATGTTCACATATGTGTTTACCACCGCATTCTACACAAATATACTTATTATTACCATGAATACATATTTCAGTTCCATTGCATTCTGAGCAGCGACTTTTTCTTAATTGATGAGGACATATGCTACTTCCTTGACATTCTAAACAGTATTCTTTTCGCTTGTTATGTTCACATAGATCATTTCCATTGCATTCTGAGCATCTGCTTTTTAATTTTTCATGAGAGCAG